GGCTGATGTCGGCTGCGATGACATCCTCGCTGACGTTTACGGTGCCGGTAACGTGCTGGTTGCCGGTCTGCGTGTAGTCACCGGTGTGGTTGATAGGGCCTTCGATATTGATGCCACCGGTGCTGACCAGGTCGGTTATACCGCCGGCGGGCAGGGTTGCGCGAAGCACATGCGCAACGAAGTCGTACTCGACAACAGCGCCGTCTGGATAGGTACGGCGATGCAGGCCCTCGCGGTCGCCGTTCGCCGGGTTGGCATCACTGAACAGGCCGACCAAGGCGACTCCCTGGGCAAGAACGCCGGATGGGCTCAGCAGAACGACTTGCTCGCCGACGGTGGGCGGGTCCCATTCCTTAGAGGTGCCTGCGCGCAGTGCAAGCCAGGGCAGCCAGTTGGTGGTGATGCTGCCGGATTTCACGCGGACGCGGACCTTGGCGACGTCGACCTCGGCGATGGTGCCGAGGCGGACGAGGTTTTCAATGAGGCGGGCAAGTTCGGCGAGTTGGTTCATGCCGCTGATGCTGCAGCTCGCGCGCGCGGGGTGCACTTGGCGTGGACTGTAGCGGGGCGCGCTACAGCGCGAGGTCAGGCGGTGAGGTGGGTCAGGAGGCGGTCGCGGATCATTTCTAGGTCAGCATCGGTGAAGCCGAGCAGCTCGCGGCGGTCGTACTGCACGTCGGCTTGGCCGCGCCCGGGGCGGTCGCGCAGGCCGTACTGGTGGACGCGGGCGATGCGCGAGACGCGGCCGGCAAAGGCGATGGCGATGGTATTGGGGGTGCTCTGCAGGCGCAGGTACTTGGCCTGGCGCAAACGGGTGAACATCTGGCGCTTGATACGGCCGACCTTGCCGCGCAGTTGGCGGGGTTTGCGGGTCGCGTAGGGGGTGCCGTCCGGGTTGCGCTGGACGGCGATGCGCTTTTGCTGATTGCGGCGCAGCTCGCGGCCGATGTTGTTGCCAAGTTTGCGGCGCTCGCCAGGGGAGAGCTTGGCGAGCAGCAGGCCGGCCCACTCTTCCAGAGCGTGGAGGTTGTCTGTCACAGCTCGAAGTCCGGCTCTTCGGGGTGGCTGATGTCGAGGCTGCCATCATCCAGACGCTTGACGATGACGCGCTCGGTGAGCGGCAGCTTGAGGGACATATCGACCTTGCCGCCGTCCAGGATGTCGGCCTCGAAGGCGATGGCGTCCTTGCCGCGCTCCAGGTTGGTGAGCAGCTCCGGCTGTTGGCGGCGCAGCCACTCCAGCACCGGGATGAACACGCTATCCGGATGGCCGGCGAATTCGGTGAGCAGGACCTGCAGAGTGTAGGTGTATTCGAAGGACAGACCCTTAGCCGCAGTGCAGCGGACGCTGCCGGCGTCGATGAAGATGAGCATCCGGTCGGGGTTCTTCTTGAGGCCTGCGACGGCGGTGAGCAGGTGCTCGCGGAGGCTGTTGGGTTTGTTCATGGATTGGCTGCCTTCTGCTGGCACTCGTAGACCATGTCGACCTTGGCTGCGCAGGCTGCCCAGTCGGCCTCGGTGATGTCCTGGTCGTCGAGGAGCTCGCCGTTGGTGGCCGGGTCAGTCGCGCTTAGGGTGCAGCGCGTTACGGCCGGACAGCCAGTCACGATATGCGTCTGCTCCGGTGATGGCGGGACGCTGCCGCAGGCGGCGAGCAGCAACAGGCAACTGAGCAGCAGCCCATTCGCGTAGTTCAGCGTTTTCACGTTTCAACTCCTTGATCTGTTGCTTGCGGACGTCCAGCTCGCGGCGCAGGTCCTGGCCAGTCTGTTGCAGCGTGGTCTGGGCCTGGCGTTCGTCTGCCAGGTTGGTGCGCAGGGTGGTGATGGTGGTGGCGTCGCGCTCGACACGGGCGTTGACGGTGGCCAGCTTCTCCTGGGCCAGGGCGGTGCGCCCCTGCTCTGCCTCACTGCGCTGGTAGGTGCCCCACAGCAGCAGGGCCAGGGCGCCGAGCAGGGCTGCGCTATACAGGCCCTGGCGCAGGGTGATCATTTGCGGTACCAGCCCGCGGCGTTCATGGCGGCCTCATCTAGCGCATGGACGTCGCCCAGCACTATCAGGCAGCGAATGTTGAGGGCGTTCGGTCCGAGGGCCTCCACAAGCTCGCTGGCCTGCTCGTGTGTGGTGTCAGCAGGCAAGCAAACGACGTCCCCGTCGCGCAGTTCCAGGCGGCGGGCCTGCTCTATCAGGTTCATGCCGCCTCCTTGCCGCAGCCGCAGCCAGCGTGCAGCTCGTAGGCGCGTTCGAGTTTCACGTCATAGAGATTCCGGGCGTAGGCCGGGCCGTTGTAGGCCTTGGCGAAAGCTGCCCACTTCTTGCCCTTGAGGGCCTTGAGCAGGGTCGGGTCGGCCTCGATGAAACGGACGAACGCCTCGAACTGCTGGTTTTCATCCTGGCTCATGAGACGGACGAACTCGTCGACGCTGGTGTAGCCCAGGCGCTCGGCATGGTAGCCCATGATCTGGAAAGCGCCCCAACTGGCCGACTCATTGGCACAGAGCGCGTCGATCATGCGGGCCTGGGCCAGGCGTTGGTGCTCCCCGGGGCCGCCGATGTAGCCGCCGGGCTTGGTGTTCACCAGGGCGGGATACAGGGCGGCGAGCTCGTCGGCGTGGCGGCGCAGAGCGGCCTGGTCGTCACCTTCGGCGCGCGGCAAGGCCAGGCGTCGGTGCATAACGTGGCGCTCGAAGAGGATCTTCGGCTTGCCGGTGTCCAGGAAGCCGGAGCCAGCACTCTCCACCTCGTTGACTGCGTAGATGGCTGCCAGCTCGACGCCCAGGCGCTTAGCCGCTGCTGCGAGTGTGGCATTGCGCAGTAGCTTGCTGCAGTCGGTGCCGCTTAGGGCGGCGAGGGTCTTCTCGCCGGCTTTGCCATCGACCACCAGGCCAATCTTGGCTTGATACGCGCGGACGGCCTTTTCGGTTTCGTCGCCGTAGTCGCCGTCGGTGACCAGCTTGGAGCCGTGCGCGTTGAGTTGTTGCTGCAGGCGGCGGACTGCGATGCCTTTGTCGCCGTGTTTGAGGGCTTCGGTCATAGCTGGTCTGCCTTGCGGGTAGCGATGCGTTTGAGGCTGGAGCGGACGTAGTCGGCGCCGAGCAGGCCGACTACACCACCGAAAAAGGGGGCGAACTGCTCAGGGATGCCGAACAGTGCCAGGCCGTTGGTCACTGCCAGGGTGATGAGGCCGCAGATGAAGCCTTCGCCAAGGGCACGACGTAGGCTGCCGCCGGAATAGATGAAGCGGGCCGAGGCGAGCAACGCCGAGAGCACGGCGGCGTATATGAGTGGGTGGTGCTGCTCCATCCAGGCGAGCAGCATGGCCCAGGTTTCGGGGCGATCAGGCATCTGTGACATTCCTTGCGTCCTGTGGAAGAGAGCGGGCGAGCTGCACGAATGGCAGGCGGCTAAAGAGATTGCCTTCGCCTTTGTAGGCGGTGAGGTAGATCAGTCCCATAGGTTCACCACTTGGCGCTGTTCGGGTTGAGGGGCGGCGTCCGGCAGGATGACGGTGGTGCCATGGGGGATGATTGGGCCCAGGTCGGCGAGGCCTGGATTGGCGTCGAGGACGGCCTCGGTGACGCCCGCAGTGCGGCCGTAGTAGTGCCAGCAGAGGCTGTCGACGGTGTCGCCCTGCGCGGCGATGACGGTTGCCACTACAGCAGCTCCACGGTGGCGTGGCTGATCCCGAGGATGGTGCGCAGGGCCTTGCGGGCGTCGCGGCGCAGTTGGTCGGGGCTGCTCTCTTCCTCAGTGACCTTCTGCTCGCCGCTATTGGTTGCGTCGAAGCTGTTGTAGCGCTCGATCAGCTCGGCCAGGGCGCCGCAGTAGATGACGCGGCAGTAGAGGTGCAGCAGCTGGCTTTTGCCCTTGATCTGCTCGGCCGGCACTTCGGCCAGGGTGGCGTGGCCTTCGGCCTGGCGCGCGGCGCGGTAGGTGGCGAGCTCGCGGTTGGCCTCGATCATGGCATTGACGGTGGCCACTTCGAGACGGTCGTCGGTGACGCTGGAGTCGATACGCATGGCGGCGCGCAGTTGCTGGCCATCGATCTCCGGCCAGAAGTCCGCGTTGCTGATCGGGTAGGCGGCGCTGGTGTCGCCGCCCGCAATGAATCCGCTCATGGTTGGGCCTTGAATTAGTGGGCGGTGGTCGGGGCTTCACAGCTCGGGAAGGAGTAACCCTGCTGATCCGCCCCGAGCCGCCCGGGTGCGGGGGACCGCTCGGTTAGCTGGCGGGGCCAGCGTGTTTCTTGAGGAGGCGCTCAGCGCGCTCCAGGTCTTTCTTGCCGCCGCAGCTGTTGTGCTGCTGGATGGCGCTTTTCAGTAGGTCAATGCCGGCCTGAATTTGGCCAGGTTGACCGGGGTTGTTCTCGTCCAGGCCGACCAGCGTGGAACGGCCCAGGGCGAGGGTGAGTTTGGCGCGAGCTTCGTCCGGCATGTCCTGTTCTGCGGTGAGCACAGCAGTGCGGATCAGGATGTCGTGCGGGAATACGCTGCCGGCCTTCTGGTCCGTCAGTGCGGCTTCAGCCACTTCCTCGGCAACCAGGCAGCCGGTGGTGCGGTTGAAGCGGTTCGGCGTCTGCAGGTTGTGCCGGATGACGTACTCGGCGATGTCCAGGCCGCCGGCGTAGTCACCCGCGTCGAAGCGCCAGACCATGAGGGTGACCAGCACGTCGTCCTGAGCGCCTTGGCCGGCGGCGAGGACACCGTCGACGTACGGCACGTATTCCGGGAGCAACTCGGCCTTGACCTTTGCCTTGTTCTGTTGCGACTGGACCTGCTTGAGGCGCAGTTGATCCTGCTGGAGCTTGGCGAGCATGAGCTCGTAGCTGGTGAGGCCATCCATAAGCGCGGCGGGCGCGGTGCGCGCCGCCTCCTGGGCGGCACGCTTGCGCAGTTGGGTGCGTTGGGCAAGGGTCAGGGCCATGGCTTATGCCTCAGTCGGGGCTGGGTAGGTCATGGCCTCGACGTTCTCCACCAGGGCAACCGCCTCGAAGTCCTCGATGACGTAGGCGTCATTGCTGGACTGGTAGTCAGCAATGCGGTCGAACTCCGGTTCGTCCTTCAGGTGGCGTCGGCGGGCGTCTTCCTGCCAGTAGATGGAGAGGTTCTTGAGGAAGGTGACCAGCACGGTGCCCTCCGGGAAAAACGGAGCATCGACCACCGGCAGACCGCCGAGACGGGCGCGGCTCACGATTTCCTGTGCGGCGTTCTCTTCCTGGTTGGAGGCTGCGCCTTTTTCTACGGCCTTGAGCAGCTTCTCGTGCATTAGGTCTCGGCTGACCAGTACCACCAGGTCGGGACGGCTGCGGTGCCACGGGGCGAGCATCTGGATGGCGTCGAACACCAGGCCGTCGAGGGTCTGGTAGTCGCCGCTGATTTCGGTGTTAACACCGGCCACCTTGATCACTTTGGTGCCGCCTACGGTAACTTTGCCGGCAACTGCGCCCTCGTCCATAACGTGATCCTCAGCGCCTTCCCGGATCTTCTGCAGCCAGCCTTTGTTGACGTCCTGGAGCAGGGGGTTGTTAGCGCGGTCGGTAGCCGATGCCGCACTGGTACCGTTGAAGCCGATCATGATGCGGTCGAGGGACTGGCGCTCGATGATGGCGTTGGTCAGACGTACCTGGAAGTCGGGAAACTTGGCCCAGGCGTCGAGCAGCGCGTAGGGGAACGCGGTGTCGAAGTTGGTTTGTTTGCAGGCGTACGCATCCTTGGTCAGTTGGGAAACGTCGGCCGGGTTGCGTCGGTTCCCCGCTGCGGTGTTGGTACGGCTGGCAATGGGGCCATTGACCCCGGCGAGCAGGGCTTCGCCCGTCTGCTCGTTGACGCCGATCAGGTTGATGGCCTTGAGGAAGGCGCTGGATTCCTGCATGGCGGTTTCCAGCGTCTGCTGAACGCTGGGGGCGACGTTGAATTTCTCGGTCGCACTGGCAACGCCGTTGAGCAGAGCGATCTGCGCGGCCAGGGCGGTGAAAGCGAGGCGGGTTACGTTACGCATTAGGTGTTCTCCGGGTGCGGGCTGGGTGGTGTCAGAACTTGGTCAGCACTTTGCCGTCGCCGCCCGTAGCTGGTGGGCGGTGCTGCTGGCTGTGGTCTTCGGTGTCACCCAGGCGCTTGAGCAGGTCAGCGAATTCGCTGGCCAGTTTTTCGTGGGCGGTTTGCAGAGTGTTGAGTTTGGTCTGCTCGGTGGTGAAGGCTGTGCCCTGGTCCTTGGCGTGGTTGGCGAGCGCCTCCACGGCTTCCGTCAGCTCGGAGAATTGGGCGTCATCCTTGACAGACTTGTCCTTGCTCTTGCCGAGGGCATCCATGACCCGGTTAAACAGGCCCAAGGCCTTGTTTTCCGTTTCTGCGACTTCCTCGAATTTGATTTCAGCCTCCAGGGCCTCGGTGAACATCGAGGTCGCGGAGTAGTGCCGATCCTTAAATGGGCTGGCGTCTGGCTTCTGCGCAGAGAATGCGAGCACGTCGGTACCCAGACTTGCTGGCGAATCGGTCACGGCCAGGCCGACGATGTAGGCCTCGCCGCTGTCGGCGAAGCTCTCGTCGATTTCGATAGAGGTATAAATCTTCTGCTTGGCCTTGTTCATGGCCACCAGCTCAGGGGTTGGTTCGATTTGGGCGAACAGGGCGAGCTTCTTCTGCCCGGCGATCTCAACCTCTTCAGTCTTGACCGCCGTGATGTCGCCGTAGGCTTTGAACGGACTGTCCGGTAGCAGGCTGCGGAAGTGTTCCAGCCATACGCGGGCGCCATAGGTGTTCTGGCTGAAATTTTTGGCGGCCTGCTCCAGCCAAGTGCGCTCGATCTTGCGCTTATCGCTGGTGGCGCCTTCAACGGCGACACGAAACCAGTTAGAGCGGAATTTCTGGGCGGGGGCGTTGCTTGCGGCCATGTGGGCTGTCCTCGATGCGTTGGCGGCGGTTGCCGTTGCGTTGAGGGCATGGTCGACAGTGGAGGAACGCGCGGCAACGCTCTGAGCTTGTAGCTGGGCGCGCTACAGGGCGCGGAGTTAGGGGCTCGCGCGCGTGAGCGGCAGCATCTGCGTCATGAATGCAATCGCCCAGCCGACCACCGATCCGCGCCGCCACGCCAAGTTCCTGTATTGGACGGGCTGGCGCATCACCGATATCGCCGATTATCTCAGCGAGAAAGAGAAGACCCTGCACAGTTGGAAAGCACGGGACGAATGGGACCGTGCGGACAACGTGGAGCGGATCGGCGGGGCGCTGGAGGCGCGCCTGGTGCAGCTGATCCTCAAGGATGGCAAGACCGGTGGGGACTTCAAGGAAATCGACCTGTTGCACCGGCAGTTGGAGCGACAAGCCAGAATTCAGCGCTACCAGGACGGCGGGAGCGAGACGGAACTCAACCCGAACATCGCCAAGCGCAACGAGGGGCCGAAGAAGGCACCCAAGCGCAACGAGCTGGACGAAGGGCAGATCGAGACGCTGGTCGAGGCGTTCCGCGACAGCTGTTTCGACTATCAGCTCGACTGGCACCGCGCGGGGAACATGCGCACCCGCATGATCTTGAAGAGCCGGCAGATTGGCGCGACGTTCTACTTCGCCCGCGAGGCGCTGATCGACGCCATCACCACAGGCCGCAACCAGATTTTTCTGTCGGCAAGCAAGGCGCAGGCGCACCAGTTCAAGACCTACATGCAGTCCTTCCTCAACGAAGTGCTGGGGGTAAAGCTGACTGGCGACCCCATCGTTCTGTGGAACAACGCCGAGCTGCACTTCCTTGGCACCAACTACCGCACAGCGCAGGGGCGCAGCGGCAATTTCTACTTCGACGAGTTTTTCTGGGTCCACAACTTCGCCGAGATCAACAAGGTGGCGTCGGGCATGGCGCTGCACAAGAAGTGGCGTAAGACCTACTTCTCGACGCCCAGCAGCATGGCGCACCCAGCCTACAACTACTGGACGGGCGAGCGCTTCAACAAGGGCAAGCCAACGGCCCAGCATATCCAACTGGACGTGAGTCACGAGGCGCTGCAGCAGGGCCGGTACTGCGAAGACCGCATCTGGCGCCAGATTGTCACCATCCTCGATGCGGAGGCCCGCGGCTGCGATCTGTTTGACCTGGACGAACTGCGAGAGGAATACGACGCGGCGGCCTTCCAGAACTTGCTGATGTGTCAGTTTGTCGATGACGGGCAGAGCATTTTCCCGCTGTCGATGCTGCAGCCGTGCATGGTGGAAAGCTGGGATTGGCCAGACTACAGCCCCTTTGCGATGCGGCCCTTCGGCGAGCGGCCCGTTTGGGTTGGGTACGATCCCGCCGAGAGCGGCGACTCTGCCGGCCTGGTTGTTGTTGGACCGCCGCTGGTGGCTGGTGGCAAATTCCGTGTACTGGAGCGTCACCAGTTCCGGGGCATGGACTTCGCCGCGCAGGCCGAAACGATCCGGCAGGTTACGCGCCGCTACAACGTGGCCTATATCGGGATCGACACCACGGGCATCGGCAGCGCCGTTGCTCAGCTGGTGCGCCAGTTCTTCCCGGCACTGAAGACGTTCTCCTATAACCCCGAGGTCAAGACCCGCCTGGTGATGAAGGCGTGGGACGTGATCAGCAAGGGGCGCCTTGAATTCGATGCCGGCTGGATCGACATCGCGCAGTCGCTTATGGCCATTCGCAAGACCATCACCCCAGGCGGACGCCAGTTCACCTATGTCGCGGGTCGCAACGACAGCACCGGCCACGCCGATCTGGCGTGGGCGCTCTTTCACGCATTGCATAACGAGCCGCTGGAGGGCCGGACAGCGGCCAACACCGGCATCATGGAGATTTACTGATGAGCACGAGTCGCAACCTCAGCCAGCATGACCTTGCGGCAACTACCCAGGATCGAGAGGCGGAAGTGCTGGTCAAGGAGCAGGGTGGCCAGTCGATGGCCTTCACCTTTGGCGATCCGGTGCCGGTGCTCGATGGTCGGGAGATCCTCGATTATCTGGAGTGTTGGGCGAACGGCCGGTGGTATGAGCCGCCTGTATCCCTGGACGGCCTGGCCCGCTCGACTAAAGCGAGCGTGTACCTGCAATCTGGGCTCAACTTCAAGCGCAACGCACTGGCGCGCACCTTTATCCCTCACCGGTTGCTGAGCCGGGCGGCGTTCGAGCAAATAGTCATGGACTGGGGGTGGTGCGGCAACCTGTACCTGGAGAAGCGCGACAACATGCTGCGCCAGGCGCTCGGCCTGCAACCGTGCTTGGCGAAGTATATGCGGCGCGGTACCGACCTGGTGACCTACTACCAGGTGCGCGGATGGAAGGACGAACACGAGTTCAAGACAGGGAGCGTCTGCCACCTGCGTGAGGCGGATATCAACCAGGAGGTCTATGGCCTGCCGGAGTGGCTGGCGTCTCTGCAGAGCGCGCTGCTCAACGAGTCGGCCACGCTTTTCCGCCGCAAGTATTACCAAAACGGCTCGCACGCGGGATTCATCCTGTACATGACTGACGCGGCACAGAACGAGGATTTCGTTACTGATCTGCGCGATGCGATGAAGAGCAGCAAGGGCCCGGGCAACTTCCGCAACCTGTTCATGTACGCCCCGGGCGGCAAGAAGGATGGTATGCAGTTGATCCCGATCAGCGAGGTGGCAGCCAAGGACGACTTCGCCTCGATCAAAAACATCAGCCGCGATGATCTGCTGGCGGCGCTGCGCATCCCGCCACAGCTCATGGGTATCGTTCCGCAGAACGCGGGTGGGTTTGGGTCGATCCGAGATGCTGCCCAAGTGTGGGCGCTCAACGAGCTTGAGCCAGTGCAGGCAAGACTGGCACAAGTTAACGATTGGCTGGGGGAAGAGGTTGTGAAGTTCCGGGCCTATGAGGTCCCGCCTCAGCATTGAGCTCAAATCAACAGAAATGAAAAAGCCACCTCAAGGGTGGCTTTTTAATAGCCGACGAACGGCATTGACTTTTTTAAATATGCGATTCCAAGTATTGACAAAACGCTAAATGTGATGTCATACTAGTATCTATGTGTGTAGAGCGAGCTATCCCACTCTGTTATTTCGTCTTGGTAAACAAATAATAGATATGGTCAGTCACTATGTCAACTCAATTGACAAGATTTTTGGTGATCAAGTGATCCGTCGGGAAGTTCGTTTTCCACCAGAGGTCCTGGGCTTCGGCGCAGGTTCATCCACTGGAAGAGGAGTTTTCGACGATGTTGATAATCGAAACTGCGATATTGGTCCAAGCTTGCTATGCGCTGAAAGCCGCATACTTGATGGTCCTTATCTACAAAGCGGCGATCAAGTAACACCTCGGAGCCGGCCCGCGCGTATGTGGGGCCGGCTTCGTTGCATCTGCATTTCGGGATTTAGATTTCGACGCCGGTGTGCTCAGAAATTTTCTTCCTGATGAACCCCTTGGCTAAGTCCTTCAGCAAATCTACGCTGAATCCACCGGCCGCACTCGCACCTTGGCGTGTCTTCTTCCAAATATCGTTATCACGGACTGCGTCCACAAAGTCGTGGCCTTCCCAGGTCAGTCGTCTGAACATGAAGCCGTTCATCACGCCGTTACCGCCTTGATCCACCAGTCCCGCCTCGGTGGCTAAGTCTAGGTGGTAAGCCACTTGGTCTGGAGTGAAGCCCTCAACCATCAGCTCTTCGTATTGGTAAACGCAGATCGAATGAGCATCCTCATGAAGAACCTCAAGCTTCAATAACAGCAGTCTGAGCAAGTCCATGTCGCGGCGCATGCGTGTTTCTCCTCTCAGGTTGAGTCCTCAGCTTGCCGGCTGGTCAGATGCTCTGCAACTGTCATTCTGCACCTGGCGCGCGCGCTCGTCCCCCCGCCACGCCTGCGGGCTAAATGTGGCGCATTTTCTGCGCCCCTGCAGGCCGCCCGGCGAGGCCAAGGCAGCGGGCTGGAGGCACGGTATGGGGCGAGGCAAAAACCTGCGATTCCCTGCACTGGAGGGGCTTTTATGGGCTACGGGGTGCATCCAGGTTCGAGGGGGGTATCGGGGGCGATTTTCGGAAAGAGTAATTTCTGCAATCAGAGGGGAAACCTACCCTGGAGGCCTCGCCGTTCGGGGCTTCTAACATTACAAAGACAGGTAACTTATTAGTAATCAAAAAGGTAATTTTTTCTAACTGGCTGATTTATAAGGCTTTTTTGTGGCCTAAATATCACCTTAAGAAAGAGTAACCAGATTACCTTTTAGTTACTCGAAAGTTACCTTTGCCCATCGCCGGAAAACCTTTGTAGATCAAGGCATTGCGCCTGTTTCTCGGCAGGGGTTACAGAAATTACTCTTTCTGCGCACCCCCCACTACCTGAAAAAATCCATCCAGTCTGGGGCGTGTGCGTATGCGCGCGTTCTACAATCTTGTTACGCGCCTTGTTACGTGCGTTGTTACGTATGGCGGATAAAACAAAGGCCTGCATCGCTGCAAGCCTTTGTTTTTAAATGGTGCCGGCACCAGGAGTCGAACCCGGGACCTACTGATTACAAGTCAGTTGCTCTACCAACTGAGCTATACCGGCGTGTTAGGGCGACGATTATAGCGATTGGCGAGGTTCTGTAAACCCCTGAATTCTGACTATTTTTGCAAACCTGCAGGTTTTTTCATCTTGGGCGGTTTACGGGGTGTGGCGGGGCTTCTTTCTTCAGCTTCCGTCGGCGCAGTTGTCGGCGAATTTGCTGTAGTTCAGTACGTGTTTTTGGCCGTGGGAGTCCAGGTAGGTCATGTGGGTATTGACCACGCCGCAGGAGGCGGCGTTGTCCTCCACGGTGGCGACGATGTGTTGAATGTCTGGCTTCGGCTTTGTGTCGGCGTGGGCGTTGAGGGTGAAGGCGAGCAGGCTGGCGGCGATGAAGATGTTCCAGTTGTTGGGGTTCATGGGTGCGTCCTCGGTGCAGGTCAATAGTGGGTGTGGGTCCTATTGAATGCCGGGGAGGTATATGGGGTGTGTCGCAAAACTCGGGTTTTGTTTCGTTTTGTATGGGGCGTGTGCCGAGGTACATGCCAATACGCGTCGGGCGAAATGATTGATAAGTTGATCATAAATCACGCTAAATAAATCTAAGCATTTGATTATTATAAGAAAAACGATAAGTCATATAAATGGCGCCAAGCCGCTCATCTGAAAGAAGTTAGCTGAAATCATCAAAATACTGACACTATCAAGGTGATATCACACAATGCGCGCCTTATTTTATTCAACCATTTAAAGGGGGGAGCAAAGGCAGTGAGTCGCGCAGATGACATTTCCAAACTATACGACGCACTGACTGGCACCCTCCGTGTTGATCAGCCCCAGGTCGATGAGCCGGTTTCGCCTGGCTTGCAAAGCTTGCTCGATCAGCTGAATCAGGGCGCAGCCCCGCATCTTTATCCGCTTGAACTGGGTGAGGGGCCGCTGTGCGACGTGTATTCGGAGGCAGCGGCGCCCAAGGTTGTGGTGGTGGTCTCCGCCAAGGGTGGGGTTGGCCGCACCACGCTCACGGCGGCACTCGCCAGCAGCCTGCAGCGACAGGGCCATCCTGCGCTTGCGCTGGACCTGGACCCGCAAGACGGACTGCGCCATCACCTGGCGCCCGGTGTGAATATGGCGGGCGTTGGCGCAACCAGCCTGCTCAACAAAACCTGGGAAGCGTTACCGGTTCGTGGTTTTGCCGGATGCCGGGTAGTGGCGTTCGGTGAAACCGACCCGGTGCAACAGCAAAGCTTGAATCGTTGGCTGGGCCAGGATCTGGAGTTTTTGGCCAAGCGTCTGGATGGGATGAAATTGAGTGGCCGGGACACGCTGATCATTGATGTGCCGGCAGGCAATACCGTATACCTGAGCCAGGCTATGTCGGTTGCCGACGTGGTGTTGGTGGTGGTGCAAGCGGATGTCGCATCATTTCGCAGCCTGACTCAAATGGACCGTGTGCTCGCCCCTTACCTGGACCACGCGAAGTCACCGTACCGCTTCTACGTGATCAACCAGGTTGACCCTGCTCATCGGTTCAGCCAGGACATGGTCGACGTATTCAAGCTTCGCCTGGGGGAGGCCGTGCTTGGAACCCTCCAGCGCGATCCCGCGTTTATCGAAGCTCAGGCTTACGGGCGCGACCCCCTCGATCCGGTAAGCAACAGTGCCGCGTGCCGGGATCTGAGTAGTCTATGTCGCGAATTGCTCAAGCGAATCAATTAAGCGCGTCGATGGTTGAAGCATTGCAGGCCATTAAATTGACGATTTGCCGCTTATCTAAAAAATGAGCAGGTTTATCATCAAAATAATGACACTTTGTCAGTGCTGTCACAGAATGCGACAACAGAGACGCCGATAATAAGACCTGCGGTGAGCCTTCTACTTGCCGACCCTTCACGTCTTTAAGCCGCGTCGTGGGGAGTTCGGGCCATGAGCCTTGCTAACGAGTTTTTCGTGTTGTTCGGTAAAAATGTCACGCGAGATGCCCAAGGGCTCAACGCACGGCTGCATTTTTTCGGCAGCATTCCCGTCGAGGATGGCAGCCCCGTTTCGAGCACCCGCGAAGACGTGCCGTCAATGAATGTCCGCGCGGCGCGGCCCACCGTGGTGGCTTTGGTCTCCGTCAATGGCGGCGTGGGTCGCAGCACTCTGGCTACGGCCTTGAGCAGCGGCTTGCAGCGCCAGGGCGAGTCGGTGGTGGCCTTGGACCTTGACCCGCAAAATGCCCTGCGTCATCACTTCGGGGTCAGCCCGGATGCAGAGGGACTCGGCCCTGCCAGCTTGCAGAACGCGCAATGGGCGGCGATCCAGC